GTGCATTAAAAATGTACGAACCTGTGTCAACATAAGTTTCTGTTTCATCAATTTCGGAAGCAAGTTGTGTATACTCACCGCCAATTTCTTTTACAATGTCTTTAAGAAAATCCAATTTAAAAATCTCCACTAATTACTTTAATTTTATCATAAGTTTCATCAAACCAAATATCAACACTAAGAACATATCTTTTTTGATTTGAAATTATTTCTCCAGGAGCGTGCAGATAAGTTGATGGAAAAAGAAACCAACTCAATTCTCTAGAAGGTAATTCAAATTCGTTTCCGCCTATATGAAATTTAGTTTCTCCTTTATTTGTTTTTGGTAGTTTAAGATAAAAAACCCCTGTTATAGAATCCGGATGTGTTGGATTATGTATATGCCACACTGGAGTATCATCTTGACGACCAGATGATTTCCAATTCATATAACACCAAGTAAAAATATTATACTTACCCAAATTTAGGTTGTCAATCAACTTTTTTTGGTTTACATAATTTTCAACACTTTCCAAATATGTTTCTTTTAACTTCTGAAAGGGTTCTTCCAAAAATAAATTAAAATCTCCTGGAGTCTGAAGTCCTGGAGATTCATGTTTAATATTATTAACGTTATAAAATTTTTTATTTAGATAATCTATAACATTTTTAATATCAGTATATGTAAACCTATTTGGATAAAAATACTCCTTTACTCCAAAAGGGTGTTCATAAACTTTAGGCAACAAATCCAAATTGTTCTCGGAGAATTTGTTTGTAAGGTCCACCAGGATTTTCCTCACGAATTTCTTTTACAATTTTTAGTTTCTGATAAAGAGAGGTATCTCCACCAAGGCGAAGAGCACTCACAATAGTGTCAAGTTCTTTATCGTTAATAGGCAGATCCATACTACTCCTCTAGATTTTTAGACTCTGTGCAGATAACCCAATTATACTGGGTTTTCATCTCTTTTGCAAACCACTTTGCAGTGATTTCATCATTAAATTCTCTATGGTGCTGATAAGGAGAAATATCTCCAGGTTCAGCCCAACAGACAGTGTATTTACTCATCCGAAGAAAGACTCCAAACTGATTTTCTTTTCAACAGACCAACCAATAGCATTGAGAATAATCTTCATCGGTTCAACAAAAGATTTGTCAAACTGTGCATCATAATCAACGTATTGTTCATATCCAAGTTCCCTGGGGAAGTCCTGAATGAAAGAGAAGACATTCTCTTGAATAGGATTTGGAACTTTCAAGTATAAGAACTTAATCTTCTCTCCGCTTTGAATTGCTGCATACTTCTTATCAAGTCCAACTTTCTTGGTGTAGTGGTTATACAAGATCGCACCACGAACATGAATGGGACAACCTTTGTTGTACATGTCAGTGCGAGACATCCACTTATTGATCTCAGAAACACTGCGGGGAAACGCAATCTCTTCTGGTTTCAGTTTCTTGAATTCCTTACGAGCATTTTCGATGAAGTCAATCACATCATCCTCACCTTTAGTCATGATGATATCCAATGCATCCTTAATATACTTACGACATGGTGCAGGAGTAGAAGTTTTGATCGCTTCAATACCCATCATCTTCAGTTTGGGTTTCTCATATCGGACACCCTCACTATCCCAGACACGGAGAATATAACGTTTCTTACCAGTCCAAATACCACGTTCCGCGATGTTCTCGCGTTTCATGATCATTTTGTTTTCGTAGGCGTTGAGGTAAGTGGCCAATTCTTCGTAAGAACTCTCAATATACTTTTCAAGTTCCATGTGACTGACCTTATCAAGGAAATTAACAATCTCCTCAGTAGACGCCTCTCTACCCTTGAATACTGCGTCAACAAAAGGACCCATATTAAGGTAGATAGAATCGGTATCAATAGCAATAACATAGTCTACTCCATCAGATTTAAGAACATTGTTTAGATATTTGTTCATCTTCTCTTCTATCCATTGGATAGAGACTTGACCAGAGAGTGTAATCGCTTCTGCATTTGCAAGTTTGTAATATCGAAAATACTCATTACCGATGGCACCATAAGCGCTATTAAGAGCGATCTTTTTAGCCATTTGGATGTTATCACATCGAGAAATCTCTTTCTCAAGTTCTTTGGTTGGAGTCTTCTCATAAGCTTTCTTTGCCTCAATCATCTTCTTCTTAAAGATGACACGTTCGTTGTACATTTTTTCCATCAGTTCAGGAAGGAATCCACGCACATCTTTACGGTACATCGCACCGTTGGCACAAACTGCATTGTCTTTATACATCTCAAAAGTCAGTTCTTTATTCAGAATCTTACTGACTGTCACGTTGGGATGACGTTGTTCAATCAGAGTTTCTGGAGAGATGTTGTACTGCATGATCAAGTGGGGATATAGTGAGTTAAGGTCAAAGTTGACAACCCACTCATATGCACCAGGGATAGGTTCTTTTACAAACGCACCCGCATATTTTTCACTCTTACTGTTACGTTCCTTCTGAGGAATTACAATGTTCTTCTTCAAAAGATAGTTATAAATGATTGCGTCCCAGGTTCTCACCTGATATGCGATATCGTTGAAGTTTACCTTAGCGTCAAACGCACGAGTGAAACACAAGTCAATCAGTTTCAGTTTATCCTCAAGACGGTCAACCAACTCCACGTCAACGATGTTGTACTCTACGAACTTCTGCCAGTTGTTAGTATAAAAGTCACGGAAAGTATCAAATTCAGAGTGATCCAACTTGTTCTGACCCAACTCCATGAAGGCGATGTGATCTAGTCGGTAGCTTTCTTGATTCGGAGTCGCAGGAGACTTCTTATAGAGATCGAGGTAGTCCAGAATAGACACACCCGCAATGCGGCAACTAAGTTGTTTACGACCAGAGATTGTAACCTCATCAACACGAACGATGTTCCACGGAGAGAGACGTTTGGCGAACTTCTCACCCATCAGACGGGTCATGCGACCCACTAGGTAGGGCATGTCATACAACTCGTTATTCCACCCTGTAACGACCTCTGGTGGGTTTGCCGTCCACCAGTCCATAAACCTACCGATAAGGTCATACTCGTCCGCACACTGGATGAACCTGACGTTCTTCTGCGTAATGTTTGCAGGACGTGAACCAAAAGTAATAATCTGTTTGGTATTGTAATCCTGAACCGTGATCAAAAGAAGTTCTTCAGCACAGTTGAAGACATCGGGGAATCCACTCTCAGCTGCAACCTCAATGTCAATGGTGATAACCTTGATCTTACTACTATCAAACTTAATCTCTTCTTCTGGATAGTTCTGAGCAATGTACTGATAAACATATCGGTCATTCCCATAAACCCTGAACCCATTCACATCCTGATACTTGTCCAAGAATTCTTTACAGTCTCGGATAGTTCCAGGTTGAATGGGTTCAACATGCTGTCCATCCAAGGTCTTGAACTTACTTTCCTTCTTAGAAGGAACAAAAAACCTTGGATAAAACTCTTCTCTTTTTGTAAAATGTTTGCCGTTTTCGTATCCACGGACGAGGATATCATTACCTAGTTGAAATACACTTGTGTAAAACTTCATTTAGTGAGAGTCAAATAATCATTAAGTAGAGTTTCTTTGGGATCAACCAAAGTCAAAATCTTGTCTGAAGAGATCATAATCGCATCAGTGTTGGCAGTCAACTCACTCAACCAAGAAGTAAGTTTGCCGTCAACAATCTGATAGGGATTGATCAACTTACAATCAGGCTCTCCAAGTTCCGATACCACTGCAGCAATCTTGGAAATAATTGTTTGTCCGTTTACTAGGACAATAACTTGAACATCATCCATTCGACTCCTCCACTAAAATTTGAGAATTAATATTTTGTTCTTCTAGAGAATCATTCATTTTATTTTCATATGATGATTTAATCCATGGGTGTGGATTAACAACAGTAACTACCCAACTTGGATCTACAGCAACTCTTTTATCATGAGATAGAATAATCCATGGACTAAATGCAACTTTATGTTCCACTTCCCCATCTTCATTAAATTGATCAATACTACCTTCAACTAACAATTCAGAAGTCAAAAGACGAGCTATGTATGGATTGGAAAAAACATAAGCTTTGCGATTATT